AAATGACGGGTATTAGCAAGGAAAATATAGGCAAAATCACTAACGGATTAATACGCAGTAACGTCCTTATTTCTGAGAAAAGCAAGAACTCAAGAACGTTGGAATTGAATAAGAATTACACAGAATGGAAGGTTCAAAGGGTGGTTAAAACAACCACGAAAGGGTGGTTAAAACAACCACCATTAAGCGATGATAAGGGTGGTCAAAACAACCACCCTACAGTGGTTAAAACAACCACGGATAGTGGTCAAAACAACCACGAAAGGGTGGTTAAAACAACCACCATTAAAGATAAAAGAAACTCTAAAGATAACTTTAAAGAAACTGAGAAATTATTTTTTGATAAATTTTGGAATGCTTACCCAAAAAAAGTGGGGAAAAAAAAGGCATTTGAGAAATGGCAGAAATTAAAACCAGATTCGCAACTGACGGATGCTATTTTGAAATCCATTGAGACGATTAAAATATTCAAATGGAATCATACGGACCCGGTTTATATACCTAACGCATTAACTTGGTTGAATGGGGATCGGTGGAATGATGAACCTGTTGACGAGAGAAGCGAGCATCGAAGGACCAAGAATGGAACAAATCAACAAAACAACCCAAAGGGCTTTGAGCACGGCGACGCAATCGGAGACGACTGGCTCACCGAAAATCAAGCCAAGCGCGAGCGACAAATCAATTGAGCTTATTTTCCGCACATTCGCCAGACGTTTTACACACCGCTGGAAGATTGCCCATGACGACAAGCTTGCTCGGCAACTTTGGTGGAGAGATTTATCAGAGGCCCATGTCACAGACGCTGAAATTCAGAGCGGCCTCAAGGAATGTAAATCATATAAGTGGCCGCCATCGATGGGGGAATTTATCGAGTTATGCAAGAAAAACAAAAGGCCGATATATTATAAATCGCTACCGAAACCAAGCGTAGATAAAACGTTAATCCGAAACAATATAGAAAAAATGAAAAGGATGCTGAAAGATGCAAGCTATCGTTAACGACATAAGCAGCGCATTAAAATATCTAGCCGAAACAGATGAGCCGTACGCCAAAGCCAAAGGCTACGAGGTAGGTTTAAAATACAAAGTTAAAGTTGCAAAGTCTTTGGCCTATTTAAAAACGACCGGAAAAGTGGCCCAAAGGGAGGCGGAGAGCCTGACAAGCGAAGAATACGCTACAGCAATTGAAAATCACGAAAACGCAATAATAGATTGTGAGACATACCGGGCAAAACGCAAAAGGGCAGAACTAACGATAGAAGTATGGCGCACTGAAAATGCTAACAGGCGTACGGGTAATGTTTAACATTATGGTTGATTATAAATTGGCTATGGGCCGATGATGATGCCAAAGAAAAAACGCTGGAAGTGCCGCGCATACCTAAATTGGGTTAAGCAGCAAACTTGCATAATCAGTGGCGCACCGGCAGACGACCCACACCACATTATCGCTCACGGAATGGGCGGCATGGGAACTAAGGCACCTGATTGGGCCGTTATGCCAGTCACGAGAGGCAGCCACACCGAAATACATAGGACCGCCTGCAAAAATGACGACCAATGGGAACACGTCGCCAGAACGCTTGGCAAAGCAATCGAAGACGGTGTATTGGTATTTAAAAAATGAAACATAAATTCAATGCGGTCCAAACGGTATGTGATGGGATTAAATTCCCGTCGAAAAAAGAAGCGAAGTATTATCAAGATTTGAAGCTACGGCAGAAGGCTGGAGAGATTATATTATTTTTACGGCAAGTCCCGTTTTATTTGCCAGGCAATACAAAATACGTAGTAGATTTTCAGGAATTTCACAGCGACGGCTCTGTTCATTTTGTCGATGTGAAGGGCAAAGAAACTGAAATGTTTATCATGAAGAAAAAGCAGGTTGAAGCGCTGTATCCACCGGTAATTATCGAGGTAGTATGATGGACAAAATAACGCTAGAAAAGATACGAGAAGCAAAGCTCACATACAGGAAAAAAGGTTTTTATAATGTACCGACCAACATTGACCGCGATAGAACGGCTAAAACGCCAGGCAATAGCAGAGGTGCAAAAACCGGGGATATCGACCCAGGAGAAGCGAGCGGCAATGGAGTGGTTAAGTAAAAGTGATGTCAAGTTTTTTGCGGAAATGAAGAACACCTTTGATAGCAAGATAATTCGACTGGAGAAAATAAATGGAATATAGCGAGCGCCTCCTAAATATAATGGTTGGAAGCATATGTTCAGAACGCGAATGTTTTTCTACTGTTGTCATTCAAGCATTGAGAGAATACGCCGATTCGCTAGAAGATCGCGAAAGCAATCCTAATGTAGATAATAGCCGTTATGATTTAGGTGGGGATGCGCAGGTATTTACATCCACTAACGGCGCTAAGGTGAAAGTGATCGCGGGCAGTATGTCAATTGAGCCATCGACAAAAGAAGGCGAGCGAATGAAAAATAGTAGAACAAAAATAAGCGATTTAGAGCTAGTAGAGTTTGCAACAGTCATGAGCGATTATGAGAATGATGTTAGCATATTTGCGAAAGGTTTCGATCCGGGAACAAGAGAGCAGTATAGATTTATAATGGGAATAATCGATAAAAATGATCTGCCGAAGTTGATTGAAGTATTGCGGGATAGGCAAAAAATACTGGAAAAATGATTCGTTAATTTCAATAATTAAAGCTTGGAGGCACTATGCGTGACGAATACAGAGAACTGCGTCCATTACTCCAAGACTGGGGCGTATGGTGCCAAATCAGGTTAAACATTGATTATCCGTCAAGCTCGGTATCGTGCAACCCGGAATTGCACGTAGCTATTAATTATCCTGAGCCGGGATTTAAACCGCCGAAGTGGAATGCAAAATTATCCGACCAGGAGAACAGGCGACGCCAACTAGAGCACGAACAAGGATTGCGGGAGCATTACCACGCCAAGGCGATAGAAACCAAGCCTAGGCGCGCACCAAGCATACCGAGATATATCCCTCACGTATTGATGTCGCAAATTGATATCGAAATCAAAAAATTGTCAGATGTGCAGCGCCAAGTCATCGAGATGCGCTACAGGGATTTACTCAAAGGCAACGAGATTTCGGTTGCTATCAGTCGCACATTAGACACGGTTAATTGGCGATTAAAGGCGGCTCATAAAAACCTTAAACCGCTACTGATTATGCTTGGTAATTATGCTCCACGTGAAACCTACATTATTAGACGCAAAAGTGTAGTTCTGCGTCGAAGGGCTAGCTAAAACTACATTAGTGGTATACTATTTTATCAGAGTGAGCAAATGTCTGAGATTCATTAACCGGTTAATAGCCGGTTTTTTTATGCCCGAAATAAAATCCAATGCCACAAAATACACTTCGATTTTCCAAAGATAATAATCACATTGTTTTGTCTGAAAACTGGATTAGGGATGCGTATTATAAAACAAAATATTGGATTAGTAGTTATGTAACAGGAGCAGCCGGAGAAGGATCGGGGGATCAAGAGGGCGACGGGGTAGTTGTATCGGCGGACGGTAATGTCATAGCAGTAAAAACACATAATAACAACGCTATAACTGGCAGCTGGGGTGGACAAGTCTATTTGTTGGTAAAGGGAGAATCAGGATTTCCGAATACTGGGGCGCAAACATATAGCTTAGGCGCACCCCTCGTGCAATTCATTCCAGCATTCTCGTCTTACGGAAGGACTATGGCAATTAGTGGGAACGGCTCACAGTTGTTTGTTAGTGCGTATCAAGGTGAGGCTAACCCGACGACAATACAAGCAGGAATAATTTACGAGTTTGTAAGATCGGGGAATACCTGGTTGTTGGCTAACAGCATTATAGAGGACGTACCATTTACCTCTGCTGAGCTAGGGCATGAAATCGACTGCTCAGAAGATGGCAATGTTATGGTTGCCATCAACAGAGGTGCTGGCGGTGGATCCACTAATTACATATATACATTTCTAAAAGTTTCTGGCTCATGGAGCATGATTCAAAGGTTGGCCACTACAAGTGCCGGTTATTTGGGCCAGAGAGATGATTATAGCATGTCGCTGTCTAGGGATGGCTTGGGCCTAGTGACGGGAAATACAACCCGCGATGAAACAAATATGCTCAATGGGGCCGTTAAATATTACAACCGATCACTTGTTAGCGACCCATTTGTTTTGCAGCAATTAATAACTTACTCAGAGCCGTTTACCATGATTTTCGGATTTAGCGCCTATTATTTTGGTGATAATGTTGCCATTTCTGATGACAAGAAAACAATGGTTATTACGGTCATAGGCGCAAACAATTTATCTGGAGTTACTTATAAAAACGACGTCGTGATACTAAAAAATATAAACGGAACATGGACGCAAACGCAAAGAATTATAGATCCGGATACAAACAACAATACATCTAACTCGTTTAGCAATCTTGATGTTGACATCTCTGGCGACGGGAAAAAATTACTGCTAGGTAGGGGCGTATATAATTTTAGCTCTGGAAACAACGCCGGAAGAATGGAGTTGTGGAAATTCTCCGAAGGAGAATACAGGCTAAGCAAAACATTTGATAATAATCAAGCTAATCCGGAATCCGACTATTTTGGCGAATTCGTCAACATGTCAAAAGACGGTCGGGTAATAGTCGGCGGTGCTCCCAGAAGCAGTACAGGCGCAGTCAATGGTGGAGAAACCCACATATTCGAGCTAACAGACCTAAGCATGAGCACTGTACGCCTCTCAAAACCCAATAATCACATAGTCCTACAATAAATCATGAGATGGCCAGCGCTAGCATCAAAGGGAACTAATACCTATACCGCCGATTGGACTCAAAAGCTCCAAACAGGCGTAACCCTAACAAGCGTAACTTACGAGGGCGATCCAAGTGGCGGACTGACATTTACCAATCTATCGGTAGCGTCAAACATATCAAGCGTTGACATAACTGCTAATGATGATGAGCGCCAATACAAAATCAAATGTTTTCCGACCCTTTCGTCAGGGGCAATTAGCCCGGTGAGCATAGAGATTAAAGTGGTTAAGCATAAACCGGCGAGGTAGTTATGGCAGCGGGCAGACCTAGCAAGTACAAAGTGGAATACGCAAAACAGGCGATTAAACTCTGTAAGTTAGGTGCAACTGATGTGGAAATGTCTGAATTCTTCGGCATATCGGAGAAAACATTTAATACATGGAAAAGTAAATACCCAAAATTTCTTCAGTCCTTAAAAAATGGAAAAGAAGAAGCAGACGCGAGAGTAATCAGAAGCCTATACCAACGGGCAATAGGATATAGTCATCCAGAAGAAAAGGTATTTTGCAACATGGGAGAAATATCTCGCGCACAAACGACTAAACATTACCCTCCCGAAACAGTTGCTTGCATATTTTGGCTAAAGAATCGAAAACCAGAAGAGTGGAGAGACAGACATGAAATCAACCAGAACATTAACGTAACTCATGCCTCGGAACTCTCAGACGAAGAACTCGAAAGTATCGCCGCAGGAGGCATCAAAAGAAATCCTAAAAAGGCGAGGAGCCAGAAAAAGTCTAATAGCATTCACTGAATATACGAACCCAGACTATCAAGCAGCTAATCACCACAATCTGATCGCTGAAAAGCTAGAAGCTGTCGAAAGGGGCGAGATAGACCGCTTAATGATATTTATGCCGCCTAGACATGGAAAGTCTGAGCTAGCATCAAGACGTTTTCCCGCCTGGTATTTAGGCAAGCATCCAGGCAAGCAAATAATTACAGCCAGCTATAACAGTGATCTATCAAACGATTTTGGTAGGGAGGTTAGAAATATTGTTGCTAGCCATGAGTACAGTTGTTTGTTTGATGTAGAGCTGGCGCAAGATTCAAAAGCCGCCAATCGATGGCACACCGACAAAAAAGGCGCTTATGTAGCTGCTGGTGTTGGCACTGCTATTACCGGTCGTGGCGCACACATAGCGTTAATCGACGATCCCTTTAAAGACCGCAAAGAGGCGGCCAGTGAAGTGACACGTGAGAACGTATGGAATTGGTACACATCCACTCTATACACGCGACTGATGCCAGGTGGCGCGATTGTCATCATACAAACTCGGTGGCATGAGGACGATTTAGCGGGCAGATTGCTCGACAAACAAAATCAAGGTGGCGATCAATGGGAAATATTGTCGTTACCCGCAATTAGTCACAACAAACCATTATGGCCAGAGTGGTACGACCTAACGGCACTCAAGCGCATAAAGGCTGCAATCGGTACGCGAGATTGGGAAAGTCTCTACCAGCAGGATCCAACGCCAGACGAAGGCACATTCTTTAAGCGAGAATGGTTTAAGCGTTTCAACATCGGCGAAGAACCCGCAACCAACAAATACCAGTCATCGGATTATGCAGTATCTGAAGGTGAAGGCGATTATACCGAGCTAGGTATATGGGGTGTTGATCATCTAACCGACCTGTGGGCGCTAGATTGGTGGTACGGGCAAGAGTCAACCGACACGTGGATAGGCGCTCAGCTCGAACAAATAAAGAAATACAAGGTCTTTGCCGCATTTGGCGAAACCGGCGTTATTAAAAAATCAATTGAACCATTCCTAACAAACCGCTCACGGGCAATGAAAATATATACCCGGTTTGAGTGGATATCTAGAATAACGGATAAAGCGAGTATGGCGAGATCCTTTCAGGGAATGGCTTCGCTTGGCAAAGTACACATACCTAATACTGAATGGGGCGATAGGATCATTAATCAATTGGTTGCATTTCCCGCTGGCAAACATGACGACGCAGTAGATGTTTGTGCGCTGATAGCATTAGCTATTGAAGACGCACATCCCGCAATTGTTAAAACAATACAAGAGACAAAGAAAAAAGACATGTGGGACAGAGCATTTGACAAAGACAATGGTGATTCGTGGAAGACAGTCTGATACTCGATAAACTCGTTGGCTATTACGATGAGTATTACGATAATACCGCCGAAACCAGGAGGCAAGCAGAGCGGGACCGTGATTTTTATGATAGCAAGCAGCTGACTGATCAAGAGTACTCCAATCTTACAAAGCGCGGTCAATCGCCCAGCGTTAACAATCGGATTAAGCCTAAAGTTGATTCTCAGCTAGGGATAGAACGAAAAACACGAACGGATCCCAAAGCTTTTCCCCGCACAAGAGAGCACGAAATAGACGCAGAAGCCGCGACTGATGCTTTGCGCTATGTGATGCAAAATACAGACTTTGATCAGACTCGATCTCACGTATACGAAAACATACTGATCGAAGGCGTTGGCGGTTGCACAGTTGATGTCAAAGCTAAAGGCGATTCGTTTGAGATAGAAATAGACGAAATTGCATGGGATAGAATATTTTATGATATCCACTCAAGAAAACGTGATTTCTCGGACGCTAAATACCGAGGAATATCGATATGGATGGACGAAAAAGACGCGATTGATTTTCTTCCGGGCGGCAAACAAATAATTGAAAACGCGCTATCAAGCAATGAGGAAATATCCGACACCAATAGCGACAAACCAACTAACAAATGGACTGATTCAAATCGTAAACGTGTACGAATAAATCTAATTTATTACCAAGAAAAAAGAATTTGGCATTATGCGTTTTATACCAAGGGCGGACTGTTAAGCAAGCCTGCCAAGTCGCCGTACATCGATGAAGACGGAATGCCAGAATGCCCTATTATCCTACAAAGTGCATTTATAGACAGAGAGGGCGCCCGCTATGGAAGTGTTAGGCAGTTAATCAGCATACAGGAAGGAATAAACAAGCGAGAGTCAAAAGCTATCCATCTGTTTAGTGTGCGCCAAACATTTGCCGAAGAGGGCGCTGTGGAAGATGTGCAGGAAATGAAACGTGAAATGTCTAAACCTGATGGGCACATTACCACGCGCCCAGGGTCAGAATTTGGCAAGCATTTTGGTATCATCCCCACGTCAGATATGGGCGAGGCGCAGTTTAGAATGTTGCGCGAAAGCAAAGACGACATCGATGCCGTTGGCGCGAACCCAGAATTATCCGGTGAATCAAACGCAACATCTGGTAGAGATTTTATTGCACGTCAAGAGGCCGGGATAAATGAGCAGGGCGTCTTAATCGACTCGCTAAAGTCATTTGGGATTAGAGTCTATCGGCAAGCATGGAATCGCATCAGACAGTATTGGACTGAGGAACGATGGATCCGAGTTACTGACAACCCGGATAATATTAAATGGGTGGGACTTAATCAGCCTGTAACCATCGAGGATCAGCTAAACGAAGAGTTTGGGGAGTTGCCGCCAGAATACGCGAACGACCCGCGCTTAAGTGTGCAAGTGGGAGTTAGAAACGATTTAGCGAATTTAGATGTAGATATTATTATAGAGGATACTCCAGACGTAACTACCATCCAGCAAGAGCAATTCGACTTAGTCGCCAAACTAAGTGAAGCATACCCAGAAAAAGTCCCCATAAAATCACTGGTTGCGCTGTCAAGTTTACGCAATAAAAAAGAATTTATGGACGAGATACAAGGCGACGACGAGCAAAAGGCCGCGCTTGCAGAAGAACAACAGCAGGCCAAACAAATAGAGCAAGAAACCATAATCGGTGAAATCGAAAATACCGCAGCCGACACAGAAAAGAAACGTGCAGAAGCGTTAAAAACTATGGTCGACGCGCAAACGCCCGAACAAACTAACCACGTGAGACAATAATGGCTAATCAATATATTCACCCGATTATAAAGCTGCGCACACAAGCGCTAGGCGCATTTAGTTACGATCTAAGTAAGGCTAGCGGTCGATCTAAGCATCTAATTTACGTTGAGCCTAGCGCTGTTCCAACGGCTGGAGCGTTAGCGATTACTGCATTTGCTCCTGGCATCACGGCAGGTAGACCCATTACAGGGACTATCGATATGACGCCAACGGCAGGCGTAGTGCCCCAGATTGTCGAAGGGATATTTGGTTCGTTTACAATCACGCCTACCGGTTTTGATGCTGGTAAAACGTTTAATGTAGCAATTATCAGCTATGATTGAGGCTCAGTTAACACCGGTAGTACTAAGACCGGTCATACTTAATGATGCCGCATTAGTAACTGATACAGGCGTAGCCTCCAATATTGCAGTAAGTGCAGATCTTACTAGCAAGCTACTTTTTAGGGTCGGCGGTCAACCGACACACACAAGAGCGGCAACTCAGGTAATTGTTGACCATGAGGGGCTGTCAATTACCGCTCTATCGGGTGAGACAGGATACACAGGTGGACGCGAGGTGCGAAATTTACTCGCTGGCCCTAGTGATA